GCGGGGCTGACCACGACCGGCGGCCTCGACCTGAGGGGCTACGCCCACCCGCTGCCTGCGGGGCTGACCACGACCGGCAACCTCTACGGCCTGGGCGACTACACCCACCCGCTGCCTGCGGGGCTGACCACGACCGGCTACCTCGACCTGAGCGGCTACGCCCACCCGCTGCCCGCTGGGCTGAAAAGGAGGTAAAATCATGCTCACTGAGAACCAGCAAAAACTTATCGTGTTCCTGGTCGGCTGGTGCGGGTTCACCGACGCCGAGGCCATGGACTTTATCAAATTGGGGGTGTAAACTATGAAAGAAGCAGGATTGATACCCGCCGCCCCGCGGCGCATGGTCCGGGCGGTGGTCAACTATTATTATTGCCACTGGTGTGAAAAATACTGGGAGGACACCAAGCCAATGCGGCGCGAGTGTGCTTGCCCCTGGTGCCGGGAAGTAACGGAGCCGTACTATGTGGACGGGGAGGGCAAGAAGTCATGACCCCTGCAGAACTTAAAGAATTACGCCTCACCCTGGGCAGGACCCAAGAGGGCATGGCCCAAATTGTAGGCACCTCGGTTGCCAGCTGGTGCCGGTGGGAAAAAGGCATTACCGAACCATTGCCGATCTTCCGGGAACGGCTTACAAAGATGTTGGCGTATGCCAACGGGACACTAACCAAGGAGAGTTGAAATGCCAACAGGATACACAGCAAATATCGCCGACGGGATCAGTTTTGAAAAGTTTGTCATGCGGTGCGCCCGAGGAATGGGGGCACTGGTAATGATGCGGGACGAACCTTTCGGCGCCCCTATCTCAGAAAGATTTGAGCCGAGCGACTACCACGTGCGCAAATTAGCGGATATGGAGGCCAAACGTAAATTGCTGGGAGGTATGACTGCTGAGAAGACCGAAACCGCGGCAAGGCTTGCATACGAGGAAGAACTCGCATACCACGCAAAGATACTTCAAAAGAAGCGCGACTTGCGCGCTGCGTACCAAGGCATGCTTGACAAGGTCAATGATTGGACCCCGCCGACTAGCGAGCATATAGGGCTCAAAAAGTTCATGGTTGACCAGTTGGTAAGGTCGGTAGAATTTGACTGTGACGAAAAATATTACCTTAAAAATAAGCCGACCCAGAAGACTGGTGAGGAGTGGTTCGCGTCGGAGCTTGAGGAAGTTACGCGATCTATTCAGTATCACCGAAAGGAGTATGTGGAAGAGGTATCGCGGACAGAGGCGCGCAATAATTGGATTGCCTCGCTGCGTAGGAGCTTAGAAAGGGGGGAGGAATGATTTTTCCTTTAACCTTTGGCCTTGACTTAGAGACTGCAGGGGTCAAATCTGAATACGCCTTGCAGCCCTTCCGCGCAGGATCAAAATCCGGGCGGATCACTGCCGCCAGCATGGCCGCCAACGGTAAAACCTTCGGTGTGCTCAACCCATCCATTGAAAGCCTGCGCACCATGTTGAACGCAGCAATTCAGTCCGACGCTTACTTGGTGGGGTGGAATACTGCCTTTGATGCAGCGTGGCTTATCGCCGTCGGGCTGGAGCAGGAAGTATTCCAGGTAAAATGGCTCGATTCCATGCTCTTGTGGCGCCACGCGGTGGTCGAACCGGAAGGAGAGGATGTACCTAGGCAGAAGCGCAAGAGCTATTCCCTTGAATCGGCGATGAAAGAGTTTTACCCTGACGATGCTGAGTTCAAGGAGTTCAAAGACTTCCAGGCTACGGACGACACCTCGCTTGATCTGCTCCTGCACAGGAATGAGATGGACGCCCTTTGGACCCTGCGGTTTGCGGAAAAGTTCTGGGGCATGCTGGAGGGTAGGCAACAGGTCGCCGCACTGATAGAGGCAAGGTGTATCCCCTCCATGGCCAAGACCAAAGTCATGGGGTTGAAGGCGTCGCCAACGGCCGCGCAAGAACTTTCCGACAGACTTGAAGCTGAGGCAGCCAGTATCTATAAAGAACTTCTGGATACCAGCCCGGAAATTGAGGGGGTCAATCTTGCCAGCTCGCCGCAGTTGCAGACACTTCTCTATGACGTGTGGAAATTGCCGGTTGATCGATTTTCTAAGAAGACAGGGGCGCCGTCCACTGACAAGTACGCCCTGTTTGATCTGGCTTTTCTCGATCCTCGGGCCAGCCTGTTGAAGAAACTCAGGGAGGCAAAAAACAACCGGAAAAAGTACGCCATCGGGACACTAAACAGCCTTGAGTATAACGGTGACGGCCATGTGCGGCCCCAGGCCAAGATCTTCAGCACCTACACGTCGCGGATCACGTATGGCAGCTCGGACAAGGCCACCATTGAGGTGGTCAAAACGACCAAGGCCAAAGGCGAGGTCAGGAGCACCAAAAAAGTAGAGGTTCCGGTCGGGATCGCCCTGCACCAGTGGAAACGAGGGAAAGAATACCGGCGAATTATTCAGCCGCCGCCTGGGTATCTCCTCACTGAGTTCGACTTCGCCGGCCAGGAGTTCAGGTGGATGGCGGTAGCGTCAGGGGATGAAACCATGCTCAGTCTTTGCGCTCCTGGTGAGGACGCCCACAGTTACATGGGGGCTCAGATCGCACAGCGAGATTACCGCGAGCTGATTAAGATGGTTAAAGATGGGGACGCACCGGCGGCCAATGATCGTAAGTGCGGAAAATTCTGTAACTTATCCTACCAGTTCAGAGTTTCTGTAAAAACCGCCACAGTCAAAGCCCGAGTTGAGTATGAGATGGATGTTGATGAGAACTTCATCAGGCAGTCCCAAGTTATTTACAAAGGGTCATACCCAGGAGTCGGCGGCCAGCCGTACCAGCGAACCGGAGGGTACTGGGCATCTCAGATTGAAAAATGCAAGCGGTTGGGGTATGCTGAAACATTCGCAGGCAGAAGGGTGCAACTGACGGGCAACTGGGCTGGCAGAGACGCCTGGCCCATGGAGAGTACGGCGATCAATTACCCGATCCAAGGCACCGGCGGGGATCAAAAATACCTGGCCCTGGCCATAGCCAGAAACCTACTGCCACAGTTCGGAGGGTATTTCTACTATGAGCTGCACGACGGCCTGTTCTTCATCTTCCCAGAGGACAAGGCCGAGGTTGCTTCGCAGGTCTTCTTGACGGAGTTGTCCAGCTTGCCGTATGAGAAAGCGTGGGGTGTCAAGCTGCCTATTCAGTTCCCGGTGGATGCCAAGATCGGAGTATCCTGGGGCGACTTAATGGATCTGAATAAATTTTCACTCCGTTGACATTATTTCCTTGCATTAATTTGTGAGGGGAGTAACATAAAAGAAAGGTTAAAGATTAAAGATTAATTTTTGGGAGAACAAAAATGAAAATTATTGAAGCAATGAAGCAGATCAAGGACCTCCAGCGAAAAGCTGAGGATCTCCGCAAGAAAATTCAACAGTGTTCCGCCGATCTGGACATTGAGACCCCGCTGTACGAAGACCAGTTCGGAAAGGTCAAGGGCTGGCTGCAGGCGCACGGCGACCTGTGCAAAGAGGTCCTGCGACTGCGGGTAGCCATCCAACGCACCAACATTGTGACCAATGCGTCCGTGGAACTGGGCGGCAAGGAAGTCACCAAGACCATCGCGGAGTGGATTCACCGCCGGCGCGACCTGGCCGCGACTGAGTTGCTGGCGTACAAAATGTTGACCGACCGTGGGCTGAAGGAAGGACAAATTAAGCAGTCCACCGGCGAGACCCGGGAAGTGCATATCCGGCGATACTACAACCCAGAGGAGCGCGACAAGGCCATTGATTTTCTGCAGTCCGAGCCGCTGATGATCGACTCTCGGCTGGAAGTTGTGAACGCTGTTACGGACTTGATTGAGTAAACACTTTTTCCTGACGCATGGAGATAAAAACTGGACAAATAGAACGCCGCAAGAGCGACATCTTGCATGCGACTGTTAATCGCACACCTAACTGAAACTCGATGTCGTCGGTTCGACTCCGATCTTCCCCCATAGTGGGAAGTAGCTCAGCGGGTAGAGCACGAGCAGGTAAAAACCCTAAAGGCTCAAGGCTCAAGATACAAGGAAGTAAGGTTCACACGTATCAAGGCCGCAAGTCGCAAGGGTGCAAGGATGGAGCACTGAGGAATCGGTGAACGTCCTCGAACAAGTTGGTTTTTCTATTTACTCCGGAACTTTCGAGGCTTCCCATGCGGGCAGGACAATATTTGCCTCGCCCCGCGCAGAAACAAAAAACCTCCTCTGGCTGGGGAGAAAGGTATCTGCGCGGGGTGGGGGATTTTAAGGGGGAACTATGACTGAACTCGCTACAATCAACGACAACATCCTCGCCCGGATCCGGGAGATTTTCATGCTCCGGGAGTTCATGGTGGTTAATAACATGACCGCGGCCATGTCGGACGCCATCCGGGAGCCAGCGCAGCAGCTCTACCTGCACGATGCCAAGTTCCACTCTCTCGTGGACGGACTGACTGCAGGGTTCATGCGGCTGTTCACTGAGTTCACGTTCCCAGCCCCGCCTGACAAGGTGACGGTGTTTGCTCCGATGAAGTACGTGTCCAAGGTGCAGTCCGCCATGGCGCTCGGGAGCGACCTGAGTCTGGTGCGTCGGGAAGAACGTAACGGCGGCGTCCTGATGGGGTTTGAGTAAATGCCCTGCTGTAAAAAACCCTGCATCGTCCCTATCGCCATGGAGCTGTTTCACCCCCTCATCGCAGGCACTTACGCCTCCGAGGTGCGACCGCTGCACCATCACGGCTGGTCGGCGGCGACTATCTGCCCTGGGCGAGACATTATCTTCGTCTGTGGCCAGTACCGCATGATGCTGCGGGTGCACGCGACGCAGGAGGTGGCGCAGCTTGGAGAGCTCGACCTGCCGATGATGCAGAAGCTCACAACCCTTGAGCTTTACGGTGACCAGCCGCATTGGCTGGCTGCGAAATTCAGATAAAGGAGAAAACCCACAATGTTTGAAATCACAATAAAAGAAAAGCGCACGGTCAAAAAAGTAGTTGGTAATGTATGGGCAGTAATTGGCGAGAAAGAAGAAATCCGCGAAATAAGCATGTACGATCCGCGAGATGCCGACGCGCCCAGAACCAGAATCGCACAGGTTTACGGCTACACCCCGGAAATCGAAAAGGCGGTGGACGAGGAACGCGAAGTGCTGAAACAGACCGTCGATGAACTGGACCTGGCCGCCGTGATTAAGGCGATCAATAAGCTGTAACCATGGGCCGTCGCAAACCAAAAAAGGTACTCCCGCAACGACTTTGTAAAGTGTGTGGGGCAAGGCTATCGGTCTCCAACCCAGGCGATGAGTGTTTTTGCCACAGCTCGAAGGTCGAATTTCCAAAAAGGTATATTAAAAAATGACCGACCCCCTCAACGCCAAAGGCCGCACGTTTTCCTGGTCGTACTCGGCAGATGCCGACTACCGCAACTGCCCGTTTCAGTATGCGCATAAACGGTTTTATTGCACAATTGAGTTCCAGGAAACTGAGGCCATTATCTGGGGCAACAGAGTCCACAAAGCCGCGGAACTGGCCCTCAAGTCCATGCCTCACAATGACCCCGAGGCCTTCACTCCGGTCGAGAAGTACGTAGACCTGATGCTGCGCTCCGGCTACACGCCGCATGCTGAGCTGGAGATCGCACTGACCCGAGGGTTGAAGGTGACCAAGTGGTTCGCCAAGGACGCCTGGCTGCGGTGTAAGGTCGATGTAACTCTGCTTGACTTCAAGCGGACGGAGGCTAAGATCTTCGATTTTAAGACGGGAAAGACAATAAAAGACGATGAAGACCAGCTCCGGCTGAGCGGCGCCGCGTTGTCAGTCATGTTCCCGACCATCGAGAAGTTCGAAGGGAAATATATCTGGACCAAGCACCAGCAGGTGACCGGGATCCGACCATTCACCAAGGCCGAGGTGCCAGCCATCTGGCAGGACTTCCTTGCCCGGGCCGCCCGGATGGAGAACGCATGGGCAACGGAGTCATTCCCGCAAAAACCCAATGGGCTGTGCCGTAAATGGTGCCCGGTAACGGTGTGCCCACATTGTGGAGGGGGGAGATAGGAAGTGAATTTGTGGCTCTCTGACTATATCGCAATGGCGAACGACTGCGTTGCTCGGGAGTCCCGGTTGACTGACTGGGAGCGCACGTTTATCGACTCTGTAAAGCATCAGCTTGATACTACTGAGTCCATTTCTCCAAAGCAGGTAGACGTACTCAAGGGTATCTGGGAAAAAGTGACGAGGCGCGGCTGAACGAAATGATCTTCCACGAAGCGATCCGCAAAGCGAAAGAGGGCGAGAAGATCATGCTGATCTACCCCACCCAGTGGGCGGCCGACGCTGACTTCAGGAGCAACCCAGGATTTGATGCGAACATGACGAACCGGTTTTGGAAGTTCGCCTCCGGCGGAGTGCTTGCCTTCCGTGATGCAACTATGGACATGGACCGACTGCGCGGGCTGAGTATTGACATCTGGTTCGTGCATGGCGCGGAGCGGGTCGTGACTCAGGAGTTTTGGGAGGTTGCTGCGGAGGTGTCGAGGAAGTACCGTGACGCCTGAAGGCAAGATAAAAGCCCTCGTTAAGGCCCTGCTCGCCAAGTACGACATCCGCCCGGCGAAGGACGCAGGGACGTTTTCAGAAGCTGCTGGATGGTATTTTATGCCCGGGGGCACCGGGTACGGCACCAAAGGCATCCCGGACATCCTTGGCCACTACCGCTGCAGGTTCTGGGCAATAGAAACAAAAGCACCAGGCAAGGAGCCAACAGGCTTCCAGGCCCTGCAGATAGCAGCGATCCGCTGCTCGGGCGGTGCGGTGTTCGTGGTTGACGGCGAGGAAAGTTTGGAGAAATTTGAAGAGTGGGTAAAAACTGAAGGAGGATAGATTGGTTATGCCAAGGTGTCACAAATTTATCGTTGCCCGCTGCCGTAAATGCAACAAGGTAACAGCTGCTGCTACCGCTGAGGAAAAGAATGACGAAGCCGCAGCAGTTAAAGAAAGCAAAAAATGGCTTAGACGTGGAGACACTGTAGCTTGTGAGTCTGTTTATTCTACTCCACCATTCCCAGAGTGGTGTGAGTGTAATTTTGTGAAAGCTCCAAGTGTTTTGACTGATTGAGTAATGATCCGCACCATCGATAATACGCTCGTCGTCCCAACGACGAACCTGGGCCAGCTCCACGCCCTGTTCCCGGATCTCAAAGAAGCCGAGGTCCATGGGCAGACGTTCTGTGCCATGCCCCATACGCTCGAAGCAGCGCGGGTGTTGAACAACATCGGGCTCAAGGCGCCGTCCCCCATCCGGACCCAGTACGACTGGCCGGGCCGGTACCGGCCGCGGTGGTACCAGATCGATACGGCGGAGTTCTTGACCCTCAATTACCGGGCACATTGCCACAACGCACAGCGTACAGGCAAGACCCTCAGCACCCTCTGGGCCGCCGACTACCTGCAGCGCCTCGGTAAGATCCACCGTACCCTGATCATAGCCCCACTCTCTACCCTCTGGGACGTATGGGAGCAGAACATTTTCGAATCGTTCCCGCTCAGGACCTACGCCATCCTGCATGGCAGTCGGCAGAAACGCCTCGACCTCCTGGCCAAACCGTGCAATTTCTACGTGGTCAACCACCATGGCATCGGCATGCTCGAAGACATCCTCAAAACACGGCCCGACATTGACCATATTGTGGTAGACGAAAGCGCGACTTTTCGCAATGCTCAAGCCAAGACCCTGTTCAAACCTCTCAATCGCGTAGCCAATATGCAGGGTATCCAGCGGTCAGTCTGGGGCCTCACCGGTACTCCAACTCCCAACGAACCCACCGACGCCTTCGCCCAGTGCAAGCTGATCACTCCGGAGAACTACCCGCACGGTCACTTCACCTCGTTCAAGCGGGAGACCATGATCCAGGTGAGCACTTTCAAATGGGTGCCAAAGCGCACCGCGGCAGAGTCCGTTGCCCGCATACTGAAACCGTCGATCCGATTTGAAAGAACTGTTTGCACGGATATGGAGCCGTGTTATATTGACCGTCGCGCTGAGCTGTCCGAGGAGCAGGAGAAGGCGTACCGACAGTTGTTAAGGCAGGCAGTGACGGAGATCCGAGGTTCGACGGTGACAGCGGTTAATGCGGCCGTTCTTGTGTCCAAGCTGGTTCAGTGTAGTTGTGGGGTGGTCATCGCCGCCGACGGCTCCCTGGCCCACATGGACTTCGGTCCCCGGCTCGCAGTGCTTGAAGAACTGATCGAGGAGAACGATGAGAAAGTTATTGTCTTCGTCCCGTTCACCGGGGTCCTGGACGCCCTGGCGGAGAAGCTACGCAAGAAATGGTCGGTGGCGGTTGTGGACGGAGGGGTCTCCGCCGGCCGGCGCACTCAGATATTTCGGGACTTCCGATTGCTGAAGGATCCGCATGTGCTGGTCTGCCATCCTCGGGTCATGGCTCACGGCCTGGACCTGACCACCGCATCGCTTTCTATCTGGTACGCCCCGCACCGCAACGCTGAGGACTACCAACAAGCCAACGCCCGGACGGACGGCAGCCGGCAGAAAGTCAAGATCGACATCGCGCACATCTACGCAACGGCGGAGGAGAAGAGGGCCTATCAGGTCCTGCAAGGCAAAGCCAAGTTTCAGGACATTGTGCTCGAACTGTCAAAGAATGGAGGGGGGTTGTGAGGGCCGCAGGGTTTACCCACGATAACAAAAACAACGCCACAGTGGATTGGTACACCCCAAAATGGGTGTTCGATGCTTTAGGGCTCACCTTCGACTTGGACCCATGCCAGCCTCCTGGAGGAATTTCGTGGATACCTGCGGAGAAATATTATACCGAGGCTGACGATGGGCTTGCACAACCATGGAGTGGCTTGGTATGGTTAAACCCGCCTTATGGCAAACACACAGCTGCGTGGCTTTCAAAGATGCACCAGCACAGAAGAGGCGTTGCTCTCGTATTTGCTCGGACGGATTGCGCGTGGTTTCATGATGTTGTTATTGCAGCAGACGCAATTCTACTCCTTCGTGGGAGAATAAAGTTTGTTGACGGCCTTGGCGCTACTGGGGGAGGGGGCGCTGGAAGTGGATCTATGCTTGTTGGCTGGGGCCAGGACGCAGTAGAAGCTCTTGAGCGAATGAACTCTTTCGGAGTAGTAATAAAATGTCCCGCCCCTAACAAAAATACCTTGACACCGGTCGAGGGATTTGCTACGGTATTATCAAACGGACAAGATTTAATTTGTAAGGGAGGTTACAAGATGAGCAGTCCTTCTGTCGGTAGTACCGACATATTTGACGATCTGTTTGACCCCAACGCCCCGCTCACTGAGCAGGAAAAGGAAGAGTTGCAGGTCCGCGACCCCAAGGAGAAGAAGCCCTGCCCCGAGTGTGGCAAGATGCTGACCTGGACAGCGGACGGAGCCCGCCCCCGGCAGCACAAGTGCGTTGCGAAGCCGGTTCAGGTCGAGCCTGCGGCACCAGTTCCTGCGGAAGCAGGAGGAATCAAGGTGGACGACGTGGTGGCTAGGTATGTCGAGCTTCGTGACTTGGTCGCAGAGAAGAAAAAGGCCTTCGAGGACGAAGTTGCCAGCGTCAAGGACAAGATGGCCATAATGGAGAAGTGGCTGATCGGCAAGCTGGACGCCAACGGCGTCGAGTCCATGCGCACCGTGGCCGGCACCTGCTTCATCGATTGGAAAGACAGCGCAACCGTGGCTGACTGGGATTCGTTCTTC